CTTGTAATGATAATGCGAACTCGAACCACCCGAAGCACCTGTAGCCCCAGTATCACCTTTTACACCTTGCGGACCTTGCGGTCCAGTAGCTCCAGTAGCCCCAGTAGAACCAGTAGCCCCAGCCGTACCTTGAATACCTTGTGGACCCTGTGGACCAGCAGAACCAGTTAAACCAGTAGGACCAGTAGAGCCAGTAGCACCCGTAGTACCCGTAGGACCCTGAATACCTTGTGAACCGGTATCACCCTTTATACCCTGTGCACCAGTAGCTCCAGTCGAACCAGTAACTCCAGTCGCACCTGTTGATCCAGTATCGCCTTTTATACCCTGAATACCTTGTATTCCCTGAACACCTTGATCACCTTTAGCATAAAATATTTCAGTAGCAGTTCCATCAACGTGAGAAACCTCAATAACATCATTAGGTTCATTAAGTATCTCAACTACAATGTCATCAGCCATTAGTAAACCACCTGTGGTGTTACAGAAACTTCACCTTCAACTAAACGAATAACAGGTTCACCGCCGGCAGCAGCAATTTCCATACCCCAATAATATTTTTCATTAGTCAAAGTAGCTGTTTGAACTGCAGTAATAGTAATTGTAATAATTGCAGTAACAGTATTAATACTTGTAGTTACTTCTAACTTTAAAGCTGTAGAAGGATACTCACGGATCTGAGTTTTAGCCGTATAACCAGTAAAGTCATAAAGAGAACCATCAGCCTTATTAGTCAATCTAAATTGGCGAGTATATGTTGCACCGGCTTCAATGCGAAGCGGATAATTTTTGGCCATTAAAAACTCCAAGTCTTTTATCTTATTTTAGCACAAAAGTAAAACCGCCCCGGATAACTCAACGAGGCGGCTCTACAGACACAACAACAGCGAAGGAGAGAACACTGCATAACTATTATAGCACCACAATAGTAGTGGATATGCACAGAATTGAACTGTGGTCTTACACACTCCGACTTGCGGCTTTGATGTGCAATCGACACCATTTCATACCCTAAACAATAATACTATACCACCCAAAAGAAAACCCCCCAGCTTTTGACCGAGGGGAAATCTTTAGGAAAAACTATTAAGCAGCAGTTCCCTTTGAACCAAAGGTTCCAGCAGGTACTAGGAAGTTACCTGTTGCAAGGTGGCGAATTCTCATCTGGAAATCGTCATTGTCGAACGAACCATCACGAACAGGAACTTCTCCACCAGCAAGGGTGTAGCTGTTAGTGTCCTTGATGCGTAGTTCTGGAACATCATATCCACGAAGGAATGCTAGAACTACTGAAGGGTTCAATGAGTTTGCCGGAGCAGGAATCAAGAACCATGTAGTTGCAGCTGATGCATCCAAGTTGACTCTAGTCAACCAAGGGTTTACAACAACATCAACCATTCCAGCAACTGGGTTTCCAGTTGTCTGTAGCTGTGAACCAACAGTTGTGCGGATCTCAGTTACAGAAAGAATGTTGCGAGCAGTCAACTCAAGAGCCTGCGGCACAACAAGTGTGTAACGCTGGATTGGAGTGATTGTGCGACCATTGTAGCTCTGCTTGCTAATTGCAGACATTGCTAGCTGTAGGTTAGTCAAGGTTAGTGCTGGGTTTAGACCTGCACCATTTGCAACTGAACCAATGTTCTGGTTAGTTGTGTTGAAGTTAGTAGTGTTTAGACCACCAACAGAAACAAGTTGCTTTGTAGCTTCCATGTCCTCAAGACCAGCAGCATGTAGAGCCAACTCACTTGGTAGGCGCTCAAGCACACCAAAGTTGTTGTCGTTTACGATAGATTCCCATGAGAAACGGATTCTCTCACCAGACTTCTTTACAGAGATTGACTGGTCAGTCGCTGAGAAGGATAGTGTTGGGTATTCATCGTATTCGCCTACGTTTGGAAGTGCACCTTCATAGAAAGCTGATCCACCATTTGTAAGAGGAACTCCACTTTGATCAAACTTGAACTGGAAGTACTTCTGTGGACGGAAATCGTCCAGTGTTAGCTTAGTAGCGAATGTGTCCCAAACCTTTGGAAGAGCAGCATACTGCTCCAAAAGGATCTGGTTTAGTACTGGGCTAATTTGTGTTGGGAAGTCAGAAGTAGAAATACCTTCCTTTACTCTCAACTGTGCGGCACGATCTCCACGAAGGGCATCGTCCCAAACCTTAGCGGCTTCTAATTGACGGGATGTAATATTCATTTTTGCCTTTCTTAGCAACCGAAGATACGGATAAGTGCTTTGTTTCCAACTACAGCAGTAGTTGCAGACTTAGCGCGAATTGCGTGACCAAACAGGGTGTTGGTTGAAGCTGTGGTAGTTAGTACGCCACCAGTGGTGATGTAAACTGCCTGACCAACAGTTAAAGCCTGACCTGCAAGGGTTACGAGTGGGGTGATTGGTGATGCAGCAGACATATCGAAGCTGAATGCACCATTGAACTTAACTGTGGTGTAAACGGAAGCGTCTGCTCCAGTGTAAGAATCAACTTCAGCAACACCATAAAGTCCACCAACAACTACAGGCCAACCTGACTTGATGGTAAGACCAGAAACTGGTAGAACCAATGATTCTGCTTTGTTATAAACCTCATTAATAGCCATGAGTAAGCCTTTCTACTTAGTAACGTGTCGAGCTACGATAGCATCGAACTCGTCTTGAAGGGTAGTAGATTTAGCTGCTTCTTGGACGTGTCCAACAACTGCTGCTGATTCTACTGCTGCTGGAGTTGCTACTGCACCGCGAAGAGCATCTGCATACTCTTTCTCAGCTACAAGTAGTTCATCAACAGACTTGGTGTTGCTTTCAGACTTTAGAACCTCAGCCACACGCTTAAGTGCAACTTTTGGCAATCCTGATTCGTTAAACTTTTCAGCAACCTCAACTGGATCAATTGCGTCTACAGATTCCTCTTCAACGCCTTCAACAGTTTCAGCAGGCTTTGCGGCCTCGGCTAGAATCGAAACCGACTCCACCACAGGGCTGATAGCCTCAACGAAAGCTGATTTAAGATCAGCAATTGCTGCCTCAAATTCTTCTTTGGTAATAGACATAGCTATTCCTTTCATATTGTCAGTTTCCACCACTTTTGTGGTTTCTTCTATTTGAGTGTAACTTTCAAGTAGCGAAATAAATTTTCCGCCAGCTCCAGCTACAGTAACCACATCAACGCTAGTCAGTGGATCTGCGACTAACGATTCAATGATCATTCCTTTACGACCATCAGCTTCACCTGCATAGGCTTGACCGAGGGCGTGGATTGATAAACCCACATCATTTGCCATCTCTTTAATGATGGGAGCATAATGTGAATAAAACTGTATGTCAGCATAAAGTGCGCCTTCTTTAAAAGTTGCATCGCTAACTAATTTACCTGCTAGTTGATGAATATCACGTTCAGGTCTATCTGAAGTTTCATTCACACTAGGATGATTCATAAAAACTTTTGTTCCAGCCTTAAAAACTTCTGGGCCATACTGTTTAAGCATATCTGCACCATAAAAACCAGAAGAACCCCAACCGGATTCAATAACCTTAACTGACCACTTGTTACCTGATGACTGTGCATCAAAGGCGACTGACTCATCAAGCCTTAACATAGAACTCCAAAAAAAGGTAGGAACATTACAAAGTAATAATACCACACACTCTTAAAGGTTTTGATCTCTTAACTGGTTATCGCCATTAGCAAGTTTACCTACAGCACCAGTTTTACCCTGTGCAGGCACAACGCTACCTGAAGATTGCGCATCATTAGATTTAGTATCTTTAAAGTTTAGATTATTTGGAATCATAATTCCTTCAGGTGGCATAGAACCATTAGAAGGAATATCAAGCAAATCAATAATCGCGGCATGATATTCTTCTGGAGAAAGCACACCAGTTTCCCATGCCATAGCAAGAGCTTGAACCATACGATGTGTAGGCTCAACTTCAATAGAGGGCCAAGTAATATCCATGTCTGCTGGCGCACCTAGGAAACGAAGAATACGCTTATAGAACAAAGACCAAACATGCTGGCGAGCTTCCATGGCCTTCATTGTAGGAGTATCTAAAGTTTGTGCAGTGCTATAAGCACCAGAAGTTCCCGGGTCAGCTAGCAAAGCAACAATAGAAACTTCAAGACCTGCAGCAACCATAGAAGCTAAAGACCGTCCAGCCTCAAAATCATATCCAGTACCGCGAGCAATCGGGGTCAAATCAGTGTCTGCGCCCATAGCGGCTGTAGCACCAATACGAGAACTATCTGCAACAGCAACTTTAGCTGCAGCATTACTTACACCAGTAGAACGTTTAGAAGAAATTTTGTAAGCAAATTGTGCAAGTGCTCTAGTCATAATAGAACCATTCTCAAGGAACTCTCTATAAAGTTTTGACCAAGCAATAACAGGCAGGGCATCGGGCACACCAAAAGTCCAACCAACGTGGCTATTGAAAGCTTGATGGAACATAACATAATTTAAATCAACAATTTCATTAGTGCTAGTAGCAACACTAGAAATAGTTCTACTCTTACCCGCATTTTGAGGATAACTATCTGTGTAATACCAACGAGTAACAGTTTCAGTATTACCATTAGCAATAACGCGATTCCAGGTTCTACGAACAGCCCAAATAATTTCATTATTATCTGGATCGGTCATAACACCACTAACCTCAGACATGGGAACGCGCATAAACTGTTGATCCGAAATACGACCTAAAACAAAAACATTGCCATCAGTATAGGCACTCAACTCAAGTTCTTCAAAAGCAACTGAAGAAAATAAAGATCTCTCATTTACTGGATTGTTGATTTTAGTTCTAACTCTATTAGAAACTTTTGGCATAATAAAAGCCCTACCCCAAACATATGAGGAACGCAACTTATATCCACGCTTGATAAGAGGATTACCTACAGAAAGTTCACGCAACTGACGTGAAGCAACATGCAAATTATTTAAAGTAACACCAACATCATTAGTTTGTGCAGTAACTGGATTCCAGCCACGATCATCAAGCATCAAAGAAATGTTACTCAATGCTTCAGATAATTTAAAGTTTTCTGCATCTAAAGCAAGAAAACGCTCACTTAACTCTTCTAAACTAATTTTTTCATCCATAAAACTTAGTTTATCATAGAAAAACTAAATTGGCATACCTCTACGCTCATCTAAATCAAGCATCTCCCAAGGATCAAGAGTAACAATATCTCCAAGAGCTAAACCATTAGGATTACCATCAATCAAGCCAGAAATGTCTGCCGCAGCATAAACTGCTGCATCCAAATTATCTGGCGACTTTATGCCACGACTACGCATATCATCCTTAGATTCAATCTGAATACCACCCTTTGGACTAAATTTATACTTAATCATAAGCATTTCATCAAGAAGTTTCTCATCATCAAAATCAATATCTAAAGAACCACCAGCCATCTGCTCACGCAGCTGATCAAAATAAAGAGCGCGAGCATTCAACCAACGCAAAGTATCGGGACTACGGCCAGAACCAATCATAGCGACAACCCTATAAGGAGCATACGAATAACTAGAATGATTAACTAAAATATCTATAACACCAGCACCAATACCAGAACCATCAATACGAACTTCATGCGCACCAGAAGCTAAAGCAGCCGCATGAACACGATCAGCAGTTTCAGTCAAAGGGACTTTATTCCAAGAAGAATAACAACGCAAACGCCCACCACGATTAGTATAAATACAGCTGTAGTCATCACCCATACGAGCAATGTCCACACCCAAAACACAAGGCACATTAGCGTCATCTAAAACATCAGCATCAACAGCTTTATCAATAGCGGTCTGCGTAAAAAACATTGAATCAGACTCATCAGGGAACTCAGCCAAAATCTTAGACTTAAATCTTGAAGAATCTTCACCCCACTGAATTTTCATATCCTCAACCCAACTAGGCAAAGGCAATAGTTTTGCAAGCTTCTCAGAAACAACCTCACCAGTAAAGTTAGGTGTATCCATCGCAGAAATAGTTATTTTATTCCAAGTAGAATCATTACGCTTAAAAATCTTTCCAAACGCAGACTGATAATCATCAGGGTTGGCAATAGCAAGAATACGACAATTATCTGCAGTCGTATTAACTTCAGCAGCCGTAAAAATCATTTCAGGGCAACCAACAGCTTCATCAATTAAAAACAAAACACCATCAGGTCTATGCAAACCCTGAAAGGCAGACATATCCATATCTGCAGGTCTACGACCAAAAGCAACCTGCTTCTCAATAACTCGGCGGTTCCCCTTCTCATCAACACCCTCAACAGGAACCTTCCACTCATCAGACTGAGTAATTTTTCCCGGAAGATTATGTTCAATATAATGTTTACGAATCTCTTCCCACAAAATTTTATTTACCTGAGCATAAGTAGGTGCAGTAGAAACAACCAAACTATTTGGCCCCCGAGTAGCAACCCACCAACAAGCAGCCAAACCCATCGTAAAACTTTTACCAGTAGAGTGAGCAGACTTCACAGCAGTACGTTTATTAACTGCAAGAGAACGCAACATATCCTTCTGTGCAGAATACAACTCAACCTTCAAAACTTCTTCACACCAAGCAACAGGATCATCATAATAAATAGCAAGCCGACTTTTACGAGCCAAATCAGCTACAACAGAATCAATGACACCATCAATCATTCAAACCCTCAACAATATCAAAATCGGCCTCGCACTCATAAAGACGAAGCACATGAACACAAGGATCACCTTCCTCAAACTCAGCATCTTCTTCAGGAGTAACTGGAATACTATCGTGTGTAGAACATACAGAACTACTAACCCACTTATTAGCCTTACCTACAGCAAGCCACTCATCAAAACTATTCATCATCATCTCCTCGAAAACCAATCCTCAACTCAGGATAAGCAAAATCACTACCCAACTCAGTTGCGGTAGACAAAGCAAGATTACCACGCTCAGGCTTAGGGCACTTATGCCGTTTACGCCACTGATTCAACAAACCCAACTCATCATCACGTTCAGCAGTAAAAGATGCACCACAGGCACAAGACTCAGAAAGACTCATCCTGCTCACCCAAAATATCGTACTTCGCTTTTACAAGTCCTTCAGAAGCCAAAGCATCCAAAACCCCACGATCAACATCAGGATATTTATTAGCAAGTTCCCTCTTCATATAATCCAAAGCAATATCAAAAGCTTTACCCATAATTTTTGCTTGATGCTCAGTAACCTTTACCATATCAACATCAAGTTTACTCTTCTCACTATCCAAACGATCAGCAATAACACCCAACGTCTGCAACATCAAACGAGCCGACTGCGGATCCTTAGAATCCAAAGCACCCGAACGCAAAGACTCCTTCAACTCATTCAACTCAACCAACAACAACTGCCTACGCTCAAACTCACTCCAAACATCACGAGAAGCCAACAAACGCTTAATATGCATAATCGCCTGAGCCGCAGGAATACCAGTCTGCCGTTCAATCTCCTCACCAGACAAACCACCAGACGCAGCCCTCAACAACAACTCATCAAGAAGAACAATCTCCTTACTCATCCAACAACCGATCCAACTTAGCCTCAACAACATCAAGACGATCCATCAACGCAAAATACAAAGCATCAATCATCACCTGAGCAGAAGGCACACCCTCATCAGGTACAGAAACATCTACAGGCTCATCAGTAATCCCACGACTAACAGAAGGCCGAGAACCCATCAAAAAATCTGGCGAAAAATTTTTGAAATCCGACAACTACAACACCTCATCCTGCATGAAATCTTTAAACGCATCAATAAACACATTCACAACATCCCACAAATCATAATCAACCGGACACTCAAAAAACAAATCAGCCAACTCAACACCAGACCCATCATCAACAACCAAAGCCCGATACACATCAACCCCATCATCAAACAAAGCAGGATCAAACAATTCAAGATCAACACGAACCAACCAGTGGCCCTCAATGTTTACAATAAAAGAAGTCATAAAAACATTATAGTCGAACAAAAATACGAAAAAATGCTAGAAAACTCGTATGGTTCATAGAACAGCTCCCGTCAAAAAAAACTCCGATTAATTGATTTCTTTAATCGGGGTTGTGGGGCTTGTGGCGGGCTTCGGGGTTGGGGTCGGGTTGTTAGCCGTTCCCCAACTCCTGCGCCTGTGGTTATGCCTTCAAAAGCCTAATTAGGTCGTTTAGGTCGGTTGCCTTAGTTATCCAATAAAGTTTAGGTGCTGGCTTGCTTGCGTAGGTAACAAGTAGGCGCAAGATTTCGGCATATGCTCTAACTCTGTCGGTCTGTTTTAGGTCGGTGTTTGTTGTTCCTGCCATTTGGCGGAATTCGATTGTTTGCGCGCGGTGTGTGCTGAAATGTGAGCAAGTGTTAACGGCGTAGTATTTTGAGTTTGTGCCGTGTCCTGCTCGGCAATCGTTCTCTATCTGTTCATCGTGCGCCTGTGCGTAATAAGTGCCGGTGCGCTCGGCGATTTGGTTTATGATCGGGCTTGCTAGTCGGTAGGCGGTTAGGATATTTGCGACCTGTGGGGCGGTTAGGTGGGCGCTTCCGATGTGGATATGTATGCCTGTATCATCGTTAAAAGTTGCTTCGTTTAATCCCCATTGGGCTAGTAAGTCTAGGGTATCGGGGTGTGTGGTTTCCAATCCCCCGATGCTTGCGACTTCTTGATATTCGCTCGAGCCGTAGCAATCGCTTTCGTGGCAGTGGTCTAGTTCATAGTTTTCAATTGAGCAGTTGTTACAATCGCAAGAATGGTCGCACTCATCGCAAGAGCATTCGCAATCTTCGCCGTTGTTGGCGCTTTCGCTTTCATCGCTTACACTTCCGTCGGCTTGCCAATCTAAGCCGTGGCATTTGCGAAACTCTGGGGTGAATTGGGCGGTGTTGTAAATATCGTTCATCGTGTTGCTCTCAATTTCGTATCCCCAAGTTAAGGCGGTTGCCTGTTCTGGTTGTTGAGCGTAATCGTTGGCGAATTTAACGAATTGGTCAAGTGTGGTTTCTGGTGTCTGGTTGTTTTCCATTCGGATATCTCCTTGTTTGGTGTTGCTCTCGGCGCTTTGCCGATAAGTCAATTAAGGCATATCTCGGCGATATTCGCAACCCTGTTTAGAGTGTTTTGGGGTATTGTTATCATTTTGTTATAATTGGTTTTCTCGAACATTTGTTCGAAAAAAGATCCCCGTATGTTTTTCGGGCGTGTCGGATTTTTGGTTTTTCGGGCGTGTCGCAGATTTGCCTCATTCTCAGGAAACTCTCAGGCAACTCCCAGCAAAATCTCAGGGTCAATTTGGGCGTTGCGGAATACCTGCCCCCGAGTTCCCAAACCAGCGAGCGAGCGAGCCAGCGCGAATTCCCAAACGCGAGTTCCCAAACCTGCGCGACTTCCCAAACTTCCCAAACCCCAAAAGATCTTCACCCCCCGTCAAGACCAGCGTGAGTTCCCAAAAACCCTAAACGCACATAGACCCCCAGCACCGGTGCGAGTTCCCAAAAGACCCCCTCTATAAAAGGAGCGCACACGCATACGGGCGCGATTATACACGATGGCTTGACCGGTGTCAAGGATCTTTTTATAACGATTTCGTTATACGATATGGCTTGACAATGTGATGTGGAGATGTAATACTATTACTAGACGCAAATAAAGGCGTTCGTTGGGGCAACCGGTTTCGCAAGGTTTCACTGGTCTTGTAGAGATTATAGATTATGGTTGGTCTTGGTTGCCCCTTCTCCTTCTTAGTGTTTTGGATTTGACAACTACCAGTAATTCTATTAGACTAGATAGTGTAATAGAAAATACAACTACTAACAAGAAAAGGACAAGGTGATGCGTATGTGTTCAATCGCAGGTTTTTCACTATCAAATAATTCAAGAATTCTTCCGCGCAAGTTGGCTCACGCTCTCTTGGTAGAGATGGATGTTCGGGGTAATCAGGCATCAGGTTTTGCTTGGCAGTCGCCGATGGGTTCAGGTCTATTCAAGAATGATGTGGCTGGTGCGCAACTTAGCCTTAAGGGTATGCCTAGAGATGCTGGTGTGGCTGTTTTACATACTCGTTACGCTACTCACGGCTCTATTAAGGTTATGGCTAATAATCACCCTGTACTATCCCCTGACCAGCAGATTGCGTTGGTTCATAATGGCGTTATCTATAACCACAATACTGTTCGTTCATACATTGACGCTAAGTTGCCAGATGTAGATAGTTCTGTTATCCCTGCCTTGCTATCCCAGTATCCTAATGATCTTTCTAAGTTAGAAATGCTCGATGGTGATGCTAGTGTTGCTTGGCTTGATGAAGCAGAACGCCAGACGCTTAAGGTTGGTCGTATCTCTCACAGTCCGTTGTGTGTCGCACAACTTAAGGATGGTTCGTTTGTGTTTGCTTCGACTGAGAGTATTTTGATGTCGGCTTTGAAGTCTATTGGTCTTAAGGCTGTCTATATCGAGAATGTTCCTGAGCGTACTTTGCTAACCGTTCGTGGCGGTCGTCTTGACCAAGTGGAAGTGTTGCCAGAGCAGAATGCTAAGTATGAAGAGAAGATTGATTATTCTAGTTCTTACTATCGCAATTTGACTTCGGGTAATAAGTCTGGCTATTCTACTAATGCGACTGGTGGGCGTTATGTTGCCAGCGATTTGGGTGATGTGTTTATTCCAGAAGATTGGTATGACGAAGAGAATGATGGCAGTTTGCCTAGTTATCTTGATGAGTTCCCTGAACTACCGGATTATTCTGTGAATGAGTTTGGTGAGTATTTTGATAAGGATAATCAGTTTATGGGTTCGTTTGATGACCTTGTGGAGATGGGTTATTTATCGGCTTTGGAGCGTCCTAGACGGGCTGATAGTTTTGGTGAGCGTATTGACCAAGATCTTTGGGATTAGCGCTTACCCCCACTCTCTACATTATTTATAATAATACTATAATAATAAATAATGTATGTAGATGGTGTGTATCAAGAACCACCCTACCTAGAATTGAATATGGTCAAGTTTTCTCAATTCTCGACCATATTCTATTCCAAGTTTTACCTAAAACTGAATAACATAACAAACAGATAACTTTTTTCTCAACATCTTGTATTATTGGGAATAATAAAACTAAATAGTGTATTATTATTTTTAGATACAATAAATAATAAAAAATGTCATAAATAATCGAATATGGCGGACATATTCAATTCACATCTTAGGAGAGATACTATGAACCCACTTTGTCAATACTGCGGTATCGGTGATGTCGCAACAGAACTTAATTACACCGCTAGTTGTACTTCTTGCGTTTTTGAATGTAGTACTTGTAATAATTTACAACCTTATGAATTAGGTGTAGCCGGTTCTGATGAATGCGATGAATGCTGTTATGCCAGCGCACTAGATACAACCCCAACAACGCCAACAACCCAACAACAAGGAGATAGCACAATGAGCAGACTATACACAGTAGTTAGTTTCGATGACCAGAGCAAAATGTATCAGGTCGTAGGCACTACAACATCCCAGATTGAACCAGAAGAGTTAACTGATCTTTTGGGTGGTGATACCGATAAAACTGATTTTGACAATGTGATTGCCGATTTCATCAACACAGAAGTTGATAGGATGGTTGCTTTGGCATCATCTCAGCAACGCGCCAAAAAGACCCGTATGAACAAGGCAGAGCATAAGCAAATGTTTATGCGTATCGGTGAGTGGAATAGTGTTTTATTCGCTCTGAGAACCCTTAGAGAGATTGATTTGAATGATAATGGTGTTAGTGTTCGCTCACCACAAACTTATGTAAGTAATGGTGTGTCTGTTGAGATGCTGATTAGCATTATTGAAGAGAACCTTGCGGAAGCATCAGGGGTAGTGGGTAACAATGCCTAAACTAAGTGATGCTACTAAAACGCAGATTGTTAAAAGGGAACTCGCTATTGAAATGCTGGCAACTAACCTTGCTGATTGGTTTAAGGATAGAGAATTACCTAATGGACATACTGGCGTAATGATTTTGGAAACTAAATATGTAGAAAACATTATTGCCGGTATCAACCGCAACTTCAACGACATTATCGCATTAACTAATGACTGGGAGATCTTTAATGATTAGATTACTACTTATCGGCGTGTTGATGTATATGGTCGGTGATTGGGGTTATTCTGTATATCAGATGACCCAAACAGATAACATTTACATTATTCACCAACTTGCTGGACACGCCAGCAACATTGGCTTTTGGATGCTAGGAGTTCTAGTATTGTTTATTTTAGATTATAAAAGGAGAACCAACTAATGGCTAAATACGAAATTACCATTACAGCAAGATATCTAGTTGAACTAGATAATCTTGATAGCGTTAGACAAAGCATTACAGAAGGCTATGAAAACCCTATCTTACCGGCGTTTATCCCAGAAGATAGCATTGAGTATCTTGATGGCTCTATTACATATAAGGAGAATAACTAATGAGCGAACAAACTATTAAGCAAGCGATTGCCATTAAACCTAATGGACAGATTTTACAGATTGGGTTGCCTAGACCTACTGAGCGTGAATACGGATTTATTAATTCTTTTGTGAAGTTTGCTGAACCTTGGGAAGCATACATTAATGAAGTACCAGAGATCATTTGGAGTAGCGCAGATAACTCTAACTACCATACGCTTGAAGTAAATGCTGTGGCAACAATGCTGATTAGGACGATGTACCAAAACCAGATTGAGCCGGTTCGCGGTAATGTGCTGATTACTGGTATTAGTGAGATTACTGGTGAATGTGTTGCGACTTTACAACCTGAGAACCTAAAATTGTTGATGGCTTATGGTAATGCTGTTCAAGGTTTTTTGAAGGTAGTTGAAAACCAGTTTGATGTTTCATTGAAAAAAGGAGAATAAAATGGCAGAATATGTCGCATCAGTAGATTATGTTTGGAAAGATGAACCAACATTTACCGAAACGAATGCTGTTGTTGTAGTGTTGAATGATAAAGATCTTTATCAAGAGATGAATGACAATGAAAGTTTTGATGAGCGTGTATTCTTTTATTTCCAAGATGACGCAGAGTTTCGTAGAGCATTTGACCCAACTGATTGTGAATTTGAATTCACACTTATAAAGGAGAATAACAATGAGTAAAGTAAAAATGAGCAAAATGGGTAAGCAAAGCAAATGTATTATTTGTAAAATGCGTGTTCAGGTCAATGGCAACAACATTTTTACATCTTGGGGTCATAGCCGATACCCAATGGATCATCCCGCAACACCCAATCGTGGCGCAATCAGATGGGCTAAAAAACTTGGGCTAATGGAAAATTCAATCAAAGGAGAATAAATAAATGAAAAAACAAAGTCAAGAAGATATCACTTGGAACTGGTTTGTTGCCAGATACACCAAGTTGGGGTATAATTCCCTAAACCAGTTTGCTATTGCTAATGGCTTACAGAAGTCTAGTTTGAGCAGATATTTTCATAGGCAACGCCATATCCCTAGCGGAACAATGTCGCACCTATGCGTTATCCTAAAAGTTAATCCGAACCAACTTATGAATGCTATTGGAGAGTGGAAGTAATGAAAAAGTTTATGTTGAAATTGTCGTTGAGTATCACTACTGCGCTGATTGCTGTGCCTACAAGCCTATTGGCAGACCAGTATCGCTTTGAGGGTCAAGTGTTCGATATGGATACGCTAGATCTTTATACGAGCGCCAAAATGTTTGGTGTAGTTGCTTTGACTGTTGCGTTGGCGATTGCTGTATGGGCTTTGGCTACTGTGAAGAAGGATGTGAAGTAATGAAAACTTATGTTGTTTGGTTTAGTGAAACTGAAACCTATAAAATGTATTTTCAGGCTGAGAACATTGAACAGGCTAAAGATCTTTTGAATAAAGTTCAGGATGGTGAGATAGATACTATGGATTTACCGGAAGTTGATAAGAAATCAAAGGATTATGAAGTTCAAATATCTATGGAAACACTACAAGAATTAGGAGATAACTAATGAATAAATGCCCTTGTTCTAAACATAGTTGTGAAAATAAAGATGAATACACTTTAAATGGGTTTCATTGTGAAATTTGTTTCAAAGATTGTATCGAGATTGGGGAATAAGTTGCCTAAATACATTGTTAGTAATTATGTGATTGCGTGTTTTCATCAACCAGAGTTTCACACACAAGAACAGGCTGAAGAGTTTGCTAATTCTTTGACTGATGTGATTGCTGAGATTACTGAGAAGATGGACATCCGTTTTGATGAAGTTGATTGGTCTATTGTAGAAGTTGAACAGGAGAATGAAGATGCCTAAATACATTATTGAAGCAACACGAACGCACTGGTACTCAGTTGAAGTTGATGCGGTAGATGAACTTAGCGCTTACGCTGAACTTGATGACTGGATTTCAGATGATTTTGAACCTTTTGAAACTAATGCCCAATGGGAATTCAACGCAACAACTAAGGAGAACGAAAATGGCTAAATATGCTTTTAATGTGTGGGAAACTTCAAAGTATCAAATTATTTTTGATGCCGATAGTCGAGAACACGCTAGACAGATCTTGAATGCTACACGCAACCTAGATGAATTACCTAATGCTTCACAGAAGTGGATTAAGGGTAATGAAGATTGGGATGTTGCCCTACTTGAAGAAGTAGATGAAGATGGAAAACCAACTAAGGAGAGTAACAATGAGTAAAAAAGCAGTAGCAAAGATACAAGAGATTACAAAAGAACAGTTTGAAAACTGGACAGGGGATACTATCACCGAAAGCCAATGGAATGCGATTGCTGACGACATTGTTGGCAGAGCCGAGAACTTTATTGACGCGTTGCTGGAACTCGTTATCCAAGATTACAAAGAAGGGACTTACAATGAGTAAGTCCAGAGAAGAACAGATTGCTAAGTCTAAGGCAAGGCATCCAGCGTTCAGAAATAAGCAACCAGCGTTCGACATCAACACTATTGTGCGTTATGATTTACACACCGGTTTATTTAGCGTCAATGCGGACATTGAGAGTGTTGATACTATTTATGATGAAAAGTTTGGTGGATGGCGTACCGCTAATGGTGATAGCGAAAAAACTATGAACAAACAGATTATTGACACTTTGGCTAGTGTGTGTGTAATGTTAAACCAGATGGTAGAAAAAAATACCATTACAAATAAGGAGAATGATACAAATGAATAATTCAACATTATCTTTAGCCTATGAACAAGTTATTGCCGATATCAAACAAGATGCTGGCTGGAATGAAGATATAAAACAAGAATTTCTTGATGTGCTAAAACATCGTATTTGGGAATTGACTAAGGTGCTTGGGTTTGATAGCGATAATACTATTACTCCAAATCAAATTACTGTAATAAATGTTGATGAAGAGTATTTATCTTGGAGTAGAGTTATTCGGTTCAACTGGTTGCCTGATGGTTCTGATGTGCCTGAATTGTGTGTTGTAAAGATCTATTATTCAGAGTTTGAAGGCTATGATATTGACTGGCATAAGTCTGATGTTTCATCAAAGTTTCGTGAATTCGCAGATTTGCTTACTGAAACTCAGTTTTCTGAGATGCTCGATAATCTTGCCTATTCTTTTCAAGAAGAAAATAAGTAATAAACTTGCTTTTTCCCTAAACATAGGGTAGCATTTTAAACATAACAATAAATAAGGAGAAATATTTATGACACAAATTACAGTTACTGGCTTAGTTGCCACTACACCACGCCATCTTGTTACGCAGGATGGTCTGCCAATTACTTCCTTTCGTATTGCTAGTCCATCAAGTCGTCTTGATGCTAATGGTCGCACTATTGCTGAAACTAATTGGCTTACTATTACATCGTTCCGTCAGTTGGCTATTAATGTCGCTGTAAGCATCAGCAAGGGCGATAGAGTTATTGTTTCTGGTGATTTGCGTATCCGCGACTGGGATAATGGCGAACGCGCCGGTACTTCGGTAGAACTTGAAGCAGAAACAATTGGACACGATCTGTGGTGGGGTCAAAGTACTTACACTAGAGTATTTGCTGTGAATGCTACTGATACACCTACATCGGAAACTGAGGTCGCCGATGCCGACCCAGTTGAAGAGAGCAGACATTCTTGTACTTGTAGAGATTGTAATATAAACTAACTTGCGTTAGTCAAACATCACCTGAGTAAGTGGTGAATTAAACTGCTCACCCCTAAATAAATAAACATTGGAGAACAAATGGAAAAGAAACTTACCCTAAGCGGAAATGCCGAAACTGTCGGCTATGTAGTTGATGCTATCAACAACAAAAAGATCAGATATGAAATTGAAGGTGCGGAAGATAGTTTTAAGTTTGACGATTATGAAGTCAAGTCTATTCACCTGAACCCTAGTAAAAAAGATCCCTATCACGCAAACGCATCACTTAATCTAAAAGGCACATCATTTGACCTTAGTTTGCTTACTAGCATAGTAAAAAAACTATATCCAACTCTAAAAGTGGCGTAACAAATGAAATTATCGCCATCTGCTAAATCAGCGTTAGACGCTGTTCGTGAAAAACATTTATCCTACACGCTCACCAAAGCAAACATTGAAGCAGAGATGAAGCGTGAAATGGCTATCCGGTTGGAAGCAAGTCGAAATGAACGGGACAATGCTTTACGCTATGCTTCCCAAATTGGTGTGCCTAAAACTATTTTAGGTAAAGCCATTGGCACTAGCAACTATAAAACTATTCAAGAGATAATTGGTTCTGGTATTCCAACGCTTACCAGCGTTAGTGAAAACATTATTGGTGCTGAAAAACTTAAGATTGATGTTGTGTCTGAACATACTTGCCAAGTTTATTTGACTGATGTTGGAGATAATGCGTTTAGCGGAACTGCCCTTATTGCTGTTAGTGATGATAATGAATTAGAGTTCATTGACGGAGATCTTGCGGTTATTACACAAATTTACCGCAATAATTTGGTAGGTTTTGTTATAAACGCACTGGGCAGGTAATGCCTTTATCTGATGAAGAGCGCAATCTGTCTATGGCAGAGTTTTCTAAAGCAATCTTGACCGCTGTGCCTAAGATAGACCGCAAACTTATTGAAATGATGTATCACGCCCAATATACTCGGGCTGATGCTATTGAACGAGCAAAACTTAAAAAGGAAAATGATGGATAACCCATTAAAGCCATACCCATATCAGCAAAGAGATATTGACAAATTGGTTTTCAATGGTGGAACAGGTGTTGTTGCTACGCAGGTTGGTGGCGGTAAAACATTAGTTGCTATTGAAGTTGCTAAACATATTGAAGCAAGATCTGTTTTGGTTATTGCCCCAAAAGGAACGCATCGTAGGGCTTGGCAGAAAACTATTTTACGGCAAATCCCTAATGCTCAAATAAAGTATTTGAACTCTACCAATAAAGGTAATGATAATTTACTTGAATTGGAGAGAGATGAAGATGGCTGGTATTTGATTACGCCAGAGTTTTTTAGAACAATGACTTGGGTTGGTATCAAACCTGATTTAGCGATTTTTGATGAAATACATAGAGCATCAAATCGTGATAGTAAAACTGCCAAGATGTTGCTTACACTAAAAGCCAAACAGCGTATAGGGATGTCTGGAACTATTGCCGGTAATCGTATTGAAGGTTTTTGGTCTGTGTTGCGTTGGATTTACCCTGATGTTGCTGGAAGATCTTTTTGGCGTTGGGTGAATACTTATTGCCTAACAAAGCCAGATTATTTTGCTGGTCAAGTTGTTATTGGTGAGAAGAAGTCTGGTGAGATTGCTAAAAGTATTCCTTGCTACATCCGTCATCTAAAGCGTGAGAAGTGTTGTGAGTTTCATCCAGATGGTATGGATGCTGATTTGCCAAGTCTTGTTTCTATTGAACGCACAGTACAGTTATCGCCTGAACAGGCTCGTATATATCGTAAGATGGAAAAGGATTTGCTTGTATGGTTGGGTGAGCATCCATTGACGGCAGAGATACCTGTGGCTACTCGTATTAGGTTGCGCCAAATTACTTTGGGAACTCCAAGTATTAGTAATGATGATGTTGTATATTTTGCTGATGACTGTAAATCTACGAAGATTGATGAACTGTTCAATATTATTGGCGACCATCCAGATGGTGATGCGATGCTTGTGCTTACTCATAGCCAAAAGTTTGCCAAAGTTGTTACTAACAGATTGAATAAGGCTGGCTTTGTTGCTTTTGAATGGTCTGGTGCTGTATCTCAAAAGCAACGAGATGATGCTCTGGAACGCTTTATAGCGGGTGAAATACAGTTTATTGTTGGTGTTATCGCCGCGATTGGTGAAGGCACTGATGGCTTACAGGAACGCTGTTCGACTATGGTTTGGTTATCTAAGGATGATAATAGGTTACTCAATGAACAGGCTATGGGTCGTCTAGACCGGCAGGGGCAAAAGAATGCTGTGATTTCGTATGAAGTTATTGCGGAAGATACCTATGATGAAGGACAGTTATCTAAGTTGCTTATAGATCAAATACAGATGAACCAGAGTTTGCGTTTAGATGCTGATGATGATACATTTGCGTATCAAGCCCAAGAAACTTATGAGCGATTGGGTATAAACCACTTTTTAGAAGCATATGATTATGATGATGACCGAGATTGAGATTAGATTACTGTGGCAAGAAATGACTGATGGACAGCGTGAGATCTTTATGACCGGTGTGCTTGCGGAGAGAGAACGAATTTTGAATATTACTAGGATAATGACCAAAGAAGCCGTTGAAGATAAGGATACAAATAAATTAATGTTTTTGTCGGATGTTGGTGGTAGGATTTTGCGTGAAGCAAAAGTTGCGGATACAAAGTTGGCTAACGATGAATAACAAAGTGGGCGCAATCTTTTTAGCAACAGCCTTAACTACATCGTTGCTGTGTGGCAACTATGGATCTACAAACAAAGTACCAGAGCCAAAATACTCAAATACTCATTTGGGGAACAAAACTTTTTTAGAAATGGTTAAACCTAGTCGCAATGCTTTTCAAATGAAAAAAACTATTGGTTTGTTGATGATGCGTTTAGGTAAAACTAACTATGTTTTTTCTGGCTCTGATACTAGGGGCTGGGATTGTTCAGGTCTTGTTGTATGGGTTTATAAACATTTTGGTTTAGACATACCGCATTCAGCAGACAAGCAAGGCCACATTGGTATTAGGGTTTCTAGGCCGGCTTTGGGAGATATTGTTGTTTTTGCCCATAAAGGTAGAACAGATTTTTATCATTCTGGCGTGTATGCTGGACAAAATAGGGTAATAAATGCTAATCTATTTTATGGAACAACAGTTTTAGAATCATTAAAAGAATATTCGCAAAGCCAAATCCGGTTTGTGCGTGTAGTAAATCAAAAATAATTCATTAGGAGAAAATGATGGCAGATAAAAATATAGTTGTATTTGATGAAGATGGTACTCCAATAACTGAATGTTGTTGCGACCCTTGTGGTGATCGTGAATGCGATTGTTGGGGCAAAAGATGTGATTGGTGTTTGGAGAACAATGATTAATTTTTATACTTGGTTTATAGGTGTTGGATTGTTTTTTATTTTATTCAACATTGCTGGTCTTTTATACATAAAACTTTTTACAGAAAAACCAAAAAAATATGACAAATAAAAATAAATTCATTGCTATAACAATTATTGTTTGTGCATTTGCTACTTGGCTTTTAATACAAATTTTATCTCTAAGAATTGAAGATAACTGTTGGTCGCATTATACAACTGAACAAGAAGCCATAAAGAACTGTGAAAGCCATAATGAGTAAAGATATGGTAAATAATCCAGCACACTACACTAGCGACCCCAGTGGCGTTGAGTGTATTGAAATTACACGCCACCGAAACTTTAACATTGGTAATGCTTTCAAATATCTTTGGCGAGCAGGGATAAAAAATGAGGATACTGTTATTCAAGATCTTCGTAAAGCAATTTTTTATATTGAAGATGAAATCAAAAGAATAGAGAAAAGTAAAGATGGAAAGTAAAATAAAATTTGTTGAAGATTATCTTCAATGGGTAAATGATAATAAACTTGATCCACCAAAATTTAGTCCAGAAGAATATTCTTTATATCTAAATTATCTAAATAATCAAGAAATTCTTGATGAAATAATTAAGGTTATTAACTCTGGTGAAGATGCAACAAAACTTATTCAATCTATAACTATTCTTCTAAAAAATAGACTTGGGGGTGAGTAATGGATATTTTAACAATAGTAATTGTTTCACTAATTGCAGTAATTGGCTTGACTTTATTAAGTTTTGCTGCTATGTTTCTTATAGAACATATAAACCTGAACCATCAAGAGCATCTGGAAGATTGGTATGACCAAAAAGATTAAGCGTGGCTACACAGTAGATAAAGCAAGTAATGAAAAGCCAGTTTATTTTGGTATAAAAAAAGAGGCTGTACATAAATATGACCAACTACATCAAAAGATGGAAGAAGTTAGAAATTGGCCTTGTAAAGATAATCCATATTATTATCAAGATTATGATGGTTATGGTTTTGAAGATGAGCAAAATGGTGGAAAAGCCAGAGATCTTACAGCAGATGAATGTGAGCAGTTATGTTCAGACTGCCCACTACTTAAATTATGCTATGATTTTGCAGTTGCAAATGACGAACAGTTCGGTATTTGGGGCGGAATAAATTTTACAAAAGGTATTGACAAAAGATAAAAAGTTCTATACAATTAGGACAAAGGAGAAAAAATGTTAACAAATGATAGAATGCTTGAAATTACTCTCTCGCTATTGAAGCAGGAGAGTGATAGAGATAAGCAAAAGAAAATTGGTGCATCGGACTTTTCTGATCCTTGTGCATACCATTTGGCTAAAAAACTTTTAGGTATGCCTGAAGCGCCATTCAAATATTGGTTAGGTGCGAAGATTGGAACTGCAACACATAGTTTCCTTGAAGATGCTATAACTAAATCTGATCTACCAGAAATGAGTTCAGCAGTAGTTGAACAAAAGATCTTTTTAGGCACACTAGAAGGCTATGGTGAAATACACAGCAAGCCAGACCTTGTTCTAGCAGAAGATCGTCATCTAGTTGATTGGAAAACAAGCACTAGAGATAAGAGTAGAAAATATCAGCGTGTCTTGTTTGAAGATAAGCAGGATGCAGGTGTAATCTATAATCTACAAAAATACTATACACAGGCACAAATTTATGCTTGGGGTTTGAATAGGGCTGGAACACCGGTTGATACCTGTTCATTAGTATTTATTAATCGTGATGGCACTACTGATACAGATATCTGGTCATATACTTTTGACTATGAGCCACAACACGCAGAAATTGCTTGGAAAAGATTAGAAACTATTTGGGAGAATTTGGGAATAAATCCAGACCCAGAGCAGTTTAATAGAGAAGAGGAGTGTTTCAAATGCAAAGTAACAGATCCAGCGTAAGCATTAAAAGGATGCTTTATGTTAGCCTATTTACAGTAGCATTCTTGAGATTGCTGTTTGCTGGCTTTATGTTTTTAGCCGCAGTTGATTCAAAAACATTAACAGTAAGTTATGGTTTGATAGTTGTAAGTGCGGTAGTTATCGTATTTACTCTTAGAAAACTTATAAATATTCTTTTAGTTTTACGGCGTGTCGCTCGTATCACTATTCAAGAAGATGTAGTAGAATAAAAAATCTAAAGTCATAAGGAGAAAAAAATGACAAAACCTGAAATCCCAGTATTACCTTTTGCACAGTTTGTGAAGAAGGCCGAACAACTAAATACGCCAAAAACTATCTTGCTTTATGGAGATCCAAAAAGTGGTAAAACTTGGTTAGCAAACTCAGCCGCAGAACTGGAAGAACTTTCACCAGTCTTGCTGATTGATGTTGAAGGCGGAGCATCCGCTATCGCTCGTGATTGGAAAGATGTTGATGTTATCAGTGTTGAATCACACGAACAGTTAGAATCAGTTATTGCTGGTCTAACTACACAGGAGCATAAGTACAAAACAGTTATTGTTGATACGCTAGGCGTTGCAATGGATCGTGCTGAAAAGTTTTTTGCTGAAAAACCTGAAAATAAAAACAATAGATTTGGCAAGTGGGGAGATTTGAAGGAATGGACTACACAACTCACCCGAAAACTCCACTCTGCCCCATTCTTGACTATCCTGATTGCTCACGCACAGGATGAGAAAGATGAATCGACTGGTGCGGTAAAGATTTTACCGATGCTCGCCGGTTCAGCAAAAAACACTCTGCCAGCAATCCCAGACATCATCGGGTATATGACAGCAGAGAGAACTGAAGATGGCCTAAAGCGTGTGCTATACTGCCAATCATCAGATCGACTCGTATCGGGAAACCGTTTTGGTTTGCCAGCAAAAATTTACGAGCCAACTATCAAAACAATTATGTCTATCATCAAAGAACTAGGAGAAAAGTAATTATGACATTCATTGATATCCCTACTAACCTGCCCGCAAGCAGTGCATCAACAACATCATATGATCCGCTACCAAAGGGTAAATATGAAACCGCCATCTTTGACATTCAGCACGATACTGTGAAGAGTGGCGAAAATGCTGGTAAGCCACGCTGGAAGGTGCAACTAAAGGTTGTATCAGGCCAGTATGAGAACCGCAGACTATTCACTCTAATCCCACTTTATGTGGCTGGAGATTTCTGGAAAACACAAAGTTTCTTTGAAGCATTGGGTTATTCATTAAAGGGTAAGTTTGAAGTTCCAGAGATCAATGACCTGTTGGGCAAACCATTGAACACAAGAGTTACTGTTCGTGATGCTCAAGGTGATTATCCAGCAGACAATAATGTTGCTGGCTTTGAAGCAGGAACAGAACTACCTGTTGAAGATCTGCTAAAAAGCACTTTAGGTGCAACACCAGTTTCAGATTCAACTGTCTGGTAAAATAGCCTTTCGCTACAAATGGGCAGTAGGGGTGCGTCTACTATAAAACGCATATAAATCCTTTCTGGCGATGCCTAATTTTCTCCTTTTCTATTAGGTAATCAAGTTCAATTCTTGGTAAGGATACGGAAAAAAGGAGAAATAAATGGAAACCAAGGATTTCCTAGAAACAATATTAGGAACAGCAGGCGGTTATGCTACTGCTGTAATCAAGGATGCACACGGCCAGCCGACTGTGCAAAAGTTTTTTAGTTACCCTGATGAACTTGATGAGATGGTCGAGTATGCAAATAAGTTTGCTAGTGAAGATGTATATTTTTCACCAATCATTTTCTATGAACAAAGACGCATCCGTGAAAATGCTAAATGCGTTTCAGTAGTTTATGCTGATGCAGATACTTGCCCACCGGAAAAGTTTTTACTAATACCGAGCATTTCAGTTGAAACAAGTCCAAATCGCTGGCATTGCTACTGGGTTCTTGATAGAGAATATGAACCAAGTGAAGTTGCCCTTATGGCAAAAAAGATTGCTTACGCTCAAAAAGATGATGGCTGTGATCTTTCTGGATGGAATCCAACAAAACTACTTCGCATCGCTAATACAAGTAATCGTAAATATGATAAAAGTTATACAGTCAATGCCAGCACAAATGGCCTAATCTATACGCTTGCTGAGGTTGGTGAAGTTTATAATGACATAAAAGTTGATGCTGTATTAGAACCATCATTAGAACCTGTGCCAGAACAAAGCATAGATGTTGTAGAGATCTTTAAGAAGATACCAAATAATCCTGAAATTATTTCACTATACCTACAAGAGCCACCAGTAGGTTCAGACTTATCTCGTAGGCTTTGGAAACTAGAATTAGAATTATTCCGAGCAGGACTAACTGCACAAGAAGTGTTTTCAGTAGTTCGCCACGCTAAATGTAACAAGTATCATCGCCCAGATAGACTAAAGCGTTTAGACCCTGATGGTGATCTTTGGCGTGAAGTAAAAAGAGCAGAACAAACTTATGCATTAGAAGGTAATTCAGCATTTCAGGCAGATGCAATCGAACAAGAAGTTGTGAAGCCAGTAGATTTTCTTACTGCCGAAGAACGAGATATTGTTGCCAACTCTAAAACATTTATTGACAAATATGTTGATTGGGCATCAAAGAAAACTGATGCTGCAAATGAATACCAGATAGCAAGTGCTTTTACAGTTTTATCTTCAGCATTCTCAGATAGCGGACACGCAGTACCTAAATACGGAAAAATGGGTTTAAACCTGTGGTTTATGATACTTGGAGAAACTACTCGTAGCCGTAAATCAACTTCACGACAACTAATGTTGCGTGTAGTTAGAGAATATGAAAAGTTTGCTGGATACCAAATTGATGTTGGTTCAGACGTTACTGCTGAAGGTTTAGTAAAACTATTATCTTCAAGAGATAAACAGACTTCACTATTTCATCGTGATGAAGTTCAAGGTATGTTCAAAGATTTTATCAACAAAACATATATGGCAACAGCTGCAGAACGATTCACAGAACTCTATGATGGCCACGTTCCCGTTGTAGTTCGCTCTACTGGTGGCACTATGCCGGGAAGGGGTATGCAGTCAGAAAGAGCAGAAACTAACTTCCTAATGTATCTGATGGGCATTACAAGCAAAACCGCCGATGTGCTTACAACAGAATACTTCCGTAGCGGTTTCCTTGCTCGTTTCATCTATGTAATTGCGGATGCTCCAGATCGTTCATACGAAACTGAAGCTATTGAGCAAGCCAATGAAGTTGAAGTTATTACTAGGGATCAAGAAATGGATTCTATGATTAGATCCCTTTACGATTCTTACCTTTACTGGCAGAAAAAAGGCGCTCCATTCCCTAGACCAATTAGACTAACCGAAGAAGCACTTGAAAGATTCAATAAATTCAAATGGGAAATGGGAAACTATACTGAAGGACACGAACAAGAAGAATCAATTGAACCATCACGCCAGCGTCTGGCATTGTCTATCTGGAAGTGCGCAGTTCTGCTTGCTATGTATGACCGGTCTGATGAAGTCCAACTAAAACATATGCTTGTTGCTATTCATTATTCAGAAGAATGGTTTAGAAACCTTGTTCGTATGGCTGGGGCTATCTCTGCATCAGAATGGCAACGAGAAGTAGATTCACTAGAAGATTTAATTGCACAAAAAGGTGGTCGGCTACGCTATGAAGAAGCCTACAAACGTTTTTCTAATAAGCGCAAGCGTGAATTTGATGAAATGGTTGATGCTCTAAAATCACAGGCAAGATTATCTATTGTTGTAGATAATTCAAAAATATTTTTGGAGATAGCAAATGGAAATTGATGACGACCTAATGAGATTGCGAGCAATAAATGAAGCAATCTGGATTAGAGATCATTCAGAAAATTTAGAAAGAAAAGATCTTTTTAAAATTATTGAAGATATTGGTGAATATAATATTTTTTCTGCTCGCCAAATAGAATCTATGACTAATGGAATAGTTTCACATCAAACCATATCTAAGTTATGCAAAAAGAATAATAAGAGTGGTGGCAAGTTGAAGATAAATGATTTAGAAAAAATTAGAGATTTATTTTATGGAAAATCTAATGGTCTAGTAAATTATCTTTTAGCAAAAGAAATAACAAAAAATGGCACATCGCAAGGAATCATATCAAAACTAACTGGTATTAGCCAAAGTGCAATAAGCAAAAATATAAGGAGAATAAAATGACATATGTTGTTATGAATGAAAATTGTTTAGATGCTCTAAAAGGCATTCCAGATAATAGTGTTGATTCAATAGTTACTGATCCACCATACGGATTGAATAGCAATGATAACGTTGCTGAAACTATTACCAGATGGATTCAAGGGGAAAGAGATTTTATTCCTGATGGTAGAGGTTTTATGGGTAAATCTTGGGATGCTTTTGTTCCACCGCCAGCCGTATGGGACGAGTGCCTTCGTGTGCTAAAACCGGGCGGTCATCTTCTAGCCTTTTTTGGTTCTCGGACACAGGACGTTGGGGCATTGTCTATTAGACTTGCGGGTTTTGAAATTCGAGATGGTATTGCTTGGTTGTATGGTTCAGGTTTTCCTAAATCACACAACATAAGTAAAGCAATAGACAGGGCCGCTGGTGCTCAAAGAGAAGTAATAGGTTCTAGACCCTTGACTGGTAATGGCAAAACTTTGAAATCAGGTTTCCATCAACCAGATGGAACTGGTGCTGGCGAAACAGTAAAACAAGATGTTTATGAATTTACTGCTCCATCGACTCATGAAGCCAAGAAGTGGGATGGCTGGGGAACAGCCCTAAAGCCATCGTTTGAGCCTATTGTAATGGCTCGCAAGCCCCTTATTGGTACTGTTGTAGAAAATGTATTAGAATATGGAACTGGTGGTATTAACATTGATGGAAGTCGCATTGGAACAGAAACAGTAACTATAAATACTTTTGACAATGGTGCTAAACCTTGGGGTGATGCGGTTGGAGAGCCTTTTACATCAAGAGAATCAGTTGGTAGGTGGCCAGCAAACGCAATTCTTGATGAGAGTATGGCAGAAGTTCTTGATGAGCAAAGTGGAATTACTAGAAGCAGTTCAAATAAAGGTCTTTTGCCAGACATCCGTTCAGGTAAATATGGTTCTGAATATGGTCTAAGAGAAGATCTTGAGGGTACTATGAGGGGCTTTAGTGATTCTGGTGGTGCTAGTCGTTTCTTTTATGTTTCTAAAGCAAATAAAAAAGATCGCAATGAGGGTGATACAAATAATAATCATCCAACAGTAAAACCAACAGACCTAATGCGTTATCTAGTAAAATTAGTTACGCCACCAAATGGTGTTGTGCTAGACCCATTTACAGGTTCAGGTTCAACAGGCAAGGCTGCAATTCTTGAAGGCTTTAATTTTATTGGAATAGAATTAACTCCAGAATATATCCCAATTATTGAAGCAAGACTTGCTCACGCAGAAAAGCAAATGCAGAAAGAAGATGATCTCTTTGATTAGTTTATTCTCAAAAAAATCACCATTTGAATTAGTAAAAAATGATTATGAAGCACTCACATACCATTACAGCAGATACCGACTTGGTGATAGAGATCTTTTGGCTATACAATGTTTTCAAATGATTGAATCTAAGGCACAAGAATACAAAAATGACTAAAATATTTTCATTCGATCCCGGTGGCACAACAGGCTGGGCATTGATTGAATACAATGAAAAAGAATCTAAACTATTAGATTATGGTCAAATCACAGGTGGATACAAAGGTTTCAAAGAGTTTTACCTAAATTCAAATATTGAAGCAGATGTAATAGTGTGTGAATCATTTAGCCTCCGCCCCGGAATGCCTAGCGTAAACCTAGAACCTTGTTATGTTATTGGTGTGCTATATGCTTTAGCGGATAAATCAATAGTTTTTTATCCGCCATCATATAAAGTATTTTGTAATAATGATGCACTAAAAAGACTTGAATTTTATATAAAAGGCAAAGAACACGCTAGAGATGCAATTAGACACGCAGTAGCATATTTGAGAATTGAAGTAAATCACATACCAACAATGAAAAAAGGTTGGCCTGATGAATAATACTGGCTTATAGCGTATAATGGAATTGAATTGAGGAATTATGCCATATTACATTAAACAAGGTGCTAAAGGTTGTACGGGTTGGGCTACAGTCAAATCTGACGGATCAGTTATAACCTGCCACAAAAGCAAAAATGATGCTATCCAACATATGGTTGCTCTATCTATTGCTACTGGTGAAAAAGCCGGTGGAGAACTAGGTAAGAAAAAAGAAACAGCAATTGAAGTCTTTATTCGTCAAGCAGAAGCAGCAATGCCTATGCCGGCAGTAGAAGAGTGGGATATGCTCACTGATCGTCAAAAACATATGGTAGAAAATAATGCTAAAGTTGCCGCCGAATATGGAATGTTCGACCAAACATCAATGTCTAATGGAGCGCACTATGCTCCAGCCGCAAAAAATCCATTCAAACCAGCAGGTCTAATGTGTCAAAACTGCGTGTTTTTCAACGAAAATGGCCAATGTCAAATCGTTTCCGGTAAGATTGAACCAGAAGCAATCTGTAAACTTTGGGTAATTCCAGAATCAAAAATCACAGAATAATCTAACAGAAAAAAGGCGAGATGAATAACTGTAAAATATGTGCGTTGCTACCTAATGCCGATTTAGAAAAAATGCTAGTAGAACAAACTACTAGATATATTGCTGAAAGATACGATTTTAGTCGCACAACAGTAAGCAGACATAACAACAAGTGTGCAAAAAATGAATCATCTAAGCAATTTGACAAAGATGATATGCGAGAAATAATTTGGAATGGTGATTTAGGTGAACTCCGTACAGGAGCATTAGATGAGCCATTAGCAGATGTTTCTCCAGACTCAATCTTAAAATTATTTGGTTATGACTTGTCTGAAACTGAAATGGTTGGACTTCTTCGTGAAAGACATAGCGAATACTATTCAAGAGATCTTGATAGAAAGATTTGGAAACATTCATATGCTTTCTCTGTTCAAAAGAAAAAGCAAGGCGTTGAAACTATTGATCCAATTCAACTAATCAAAGAGCTTGGTATCAAATCAAAAACACGCAATACAAAAGACCTTACTGGAGTTGAATCTACCTTTGTGCTTGACTGGGCAGACTGGCAAGTAGGTAAAAAAGAAGGTGGTGGCACAAAAGAATTCCTAGAACGATTTGATTCTGCAATGCAAGCCACAACTGAAAGAATCACAGAACTACGCAAAACCGGTAGAAAACTAAATGAATTAGTTATTATTGGTGGTGGAGATATGATTGAAGGCTGTGTAATCTATCCACAACAATCATTTGGTATCGATATGAGTAGAAGAGATCAAATCAAAACAACTGTAGCCACAATACTCAATGGTCTATACATTCTTGCACCATTATTTGAAAAAGTTAGAGTAGTAGTTGCTCCCGGAAATCACGGAGAACATCGCATTAACGGATACAAAACTGAGTTAGGTGATAATGATGACCTACTTGTATTCGAGATAGCCGAACTTGGACTAAAAAATGATCCAAATTTTGACCACGTTTCATTTCAAATAGCAGATCGTGAAATGTCAATTATAACTGATATTAAAGGTTGGACTTACGGCATCACTCACGGAGATGTTTATGGAAAAGGATCTGGAAACGGAATCCGTAACAAAGTTTTTAACTGGTATAAAACAATGGCTGCTAACCGCCACGCAGTAGGAAACTCAGATGTATTAGTAACACATCACTTTCATCACGATGCTTTAGAAGATTGGGGGGCAACACTATGGGTTCAAAATCCAACAATGGATGGTGGAAGCAACTATTTCGTAGAAGCAACAGGGCACAAACCAAAGCATGGAATGAACAGTTGGGTCGTAACGACCTCGAATCGTTTTCAGGACAAGCAAGTTCTCAGGTAGTTGTAGAGTTTTACGATGAAGAATCTGATGAGGTTTTAGAAGTAATACTTATTTGTTCCTGTGGCTTACCTGTGCTATCTTTAACAGATAAATATGAGGGTTTTTTCTATTGCCAACATTGTGATTACGAATGTTGGGGAACAAAAAATACTTGTCAACGTTGCATAAAATACAATAAATATGTTGATGAACGCCAATAAGTGCTATAATTTATAGCAAGATGTTGTTAGTATCACTCATAAGAACGATTCACAGAACACATCTATGCGGCAGAATGCAAAATAACGCCCCCTGCCGCATCTAAACTTTTAGGAACAAACAAATGGCAATATATGAGTTTTGGTGTGAAACTTGTAAGATCGATTACAATGAAGAACGCCCAATGAGCGATTCAAGTAATGAATCAATCTGCCCAATTTGTCTTAATAAGGCTATGCGTAAATACAACATAAACCCTATTTTCAAAGGTTCAGGTTTTTATAGCACGGATAAAAAACAGACAAAGAAGGCTTCAAATGGCTAATACAGACGATAAAAAATCAATCTTTACCGAGGCCGCAGACTCAACTTATAGTCCGCCACAGGGCGTTCAGAACGCCGCTAAGAGGGCTTTGAAATGGATCTCTGAAGGTAAGGCTGGTTCTGGCTTTACAAGCGTAGGTCGCAGAAGAGCAGGACAACTAGCATCAGGCCAATCAGTTAGCGGAGATACAGTCGCAAGGATGAAATCCTACTTCGCTAGACATACTGTTGATAAGCGAGCTACTGGCTTCAATGCTGGTGAAGAAGGTTATCCATCTCCGGGTCGTGTAGCTTGGGATGCTTGGGGCGGCACAGCTGGACAAGCGTGGGTAAACCGAATAAACTTGGATAAAAAATAATGCAAGGCTTTGACCTTGATGATACCTTAGCCCACGTCAATTATCAGTCTATATTTGGGGCTACAAGCCTCATAGACGCTCTAAAAGCAGCAAAAGTAATCTACACCCCTAAAAGTGAATTTGTGATCATTACAGCCCGAAAAGGCAGCGAAATAGTGCATAAAGCAACTACTGAATGGGTGCATCAAACTTTTCCAAACTGTAAGCGTGTATATTTTGTAGAAGGTGGCACAGCAAAAGTAATTGAAGAAAAAGCACGACTAATCAAAGAATTAAACCTTACAGACTTTACAGATAATAATCGTGAAATACTTGCAGGAATCAAAAAATTAGAAACTGGTGCAAAACTTTGGGTTATGACCCAAGATGGTAGAAAACCCTACTAAAAGCCTTGTGCAATAATAGTAATAACTGCAACTAAAATAGCGGCAACACTCAACCAAACAGCAATGCTATTAGACTTAGAGTTTCTCTGAGTTTTTAGTTCTTGAACATCAAGTTCAAGATCTTTTAATCTTCCATCTTGAAGGTTTACTTTACGTTCTACGCGATCAATAGATTCACGCATATGTCTAACACCTTCCTCTATTCGACCAATAGCAACAAACAATTCTGTATAATTATCTGGCATTTTACTTTTCTTTCGGATTTCTAAGTTTATAGGTTGCTGCCCAAATACCTAATGTAATAAGTATAAGGTTTCCAGTAACTTCTTTAGCAGTGCCTTCGAGCACAAGCCAAGCAGTTCCAAGGCCAAGCAAAGTCCAACTTTGTTCTAACATATCTTTTAGAAAATTTTTCATTATTTTCCATTTCTCTTAGTTGCGGATAATGACGTTGCCCCTGCTACTTGTGCAATTTGCCCTGCAATAACTGCACCAATAACAACTTTTTTTGATTCTTCACGAACTTTTGGTGAAATGTCTGAACCAATGTTTCCTAAGAAATTTATTGCGTTAGCAAATGCAACTACAGCCGCACCAACAACAGGAGTATTGGCTAGTTGCTCGTCAATAACAATGTCATCTGCCTGTGCCACCAAATAAAGCGCATCAAGGGCTTGTTCATATTCAGGGCTACCTTGTTCAGAGGTTTCAAGCACGGAATAGGCAGCCTCTTGAAGCTGAGATACCTGTAGATCCGTCATCTCTGAAGGTGCAATGTCTATCAAAGTATTTAGTGATTCTTGTATTGTAGGTGGCTCAACAACTGGTTCTACAATGGGCCTCTCAGGCTCTGTAGGGACTGTAGGCGGGGTTTCAGGAAGTTCTGGAATTACTACTGGCAAATCAGGAATAATGGATGGCTCAGGGTCTATTGATGGATCTGGAATAACCGGATCAATTGGTGGATCGACTGGATCAATAGGTGGTTCAACTATTAAAGGCGGCTCAATAATAATGGGCGGTTCAATAATAATGGGTGGTTCAACAATTACTGGTGGTTCAACAATTACTGGCGGTTCAACAATTACTGGCGGTTCAACAATTACTGGCGGTTCAACAATTACTGGCGGTTCAACAATTACTGGCGGTTCAACAATTACTGGTGGAACTACAATAGCAACTTCTTCAGTAGTCCAAACAGAATCTGGAACTAAATTATAAAAAGTTGATAAATCAGTGTAATAAAGAAAATTACAAGCCCCACCACCATACTCATACCACCAGATATCTACCTTTTGTGATACTCCTGATTCAAATGAGTGTGTACCTGTGCCACCACCACAGCCTTTGAGTGTCCAGTTATCAATAACGTTTTGACCACCGATATCTAGATAAAAGCCATCATCAGCCATAGATTGAAAAGTAATCTCACCATCTACAGGCAAAGTAATATAACCATACCAGTGAATAAGAACAAAGTCTTGCTGGCAGTTGGCAACTACATCACCACCAACATCCCAGTTAATATTTGCAACAACACTTGTATTACAGAGAGCGTACTCAGTTCTATCTGGGGTAGCACCTTCAACGTAAGTATAAACATCTTGAGTAAGGCCAGAAACAGATTCTGCATTAGCAGCAGTTAGCGGCCAAAAAGCAAACGCTAAAGTAAAAAATAATGAAGTAAAAAACTTAGATTTCATTATTAGTCTTTAGGCTCAGGCTTCACATTCTTTAGCTGAACAGACTGCTGAAAAGCAGCATCAATTTCATTTTTGCTAAGTTTTCCATCTTCAAGAAAAGCCAAAGATAGACGCTCAATAACTTTAGCAACAGCAAGGATACCACCAATAGCTGCAGCGGTAGCTGGAGCTACGCCACCAAGACTACCAGCACCAATAACACCTAAAGCAGAAGCAACAAATGTTGCAAGCACACGAAGAAGAACATTACCAAGAGGTTTCATATTTATTCCTTATTAGCTAAGATGTGCTTCAATGGATCAACAAGTGATTCATAGGAAGCCAAGTGAATGTTTGGATTGCCCCAGTCTTTATTTGCCTTACCGATAGATAGGTGAAGGTGTGCACCAGTTGAGGCAGACCCGCTAGGCGTATTCTTGCCACCACCAACTCGACCAATTACAGTTTCGCCAACTTTGATCTTGTCGCCCTTTTTTAGAGTAGAAGCTTCAGCTAGATGTGCGTATAAAACCCAATAGCCATCACCAGCAGACTGGATAAGAATATGTCCTAAAACATCAGTCCATTCATTTACGAAAACAGTTCCAGAAGTAATGGCATGAATAGGTGATTTCTCAGCAGGATGCCAGTCTTGGCCTCTGTGTGGTCTGCCATTACGATAAGCAGCAAGATTACCAAACTCATCGCCACGAAGCTTAGGAGTAAAAGGTTCAATATATTTGGTCATAATTTTCCAATCATGCCCATTGAATATTATTATTATACCTTATAAAAAATAAGTTATTTTTGTTCTTTTATTATCCAAGTGGATATGAAAAAGTTATGTAGTTAGTAGTTGTTGCAGATTCTGGTGTTATTGAAATAGTACCAACACTTGAAATGGATATTTTATTAAATAAAGCCGTTGAAGCATTTGTTGCTCCTGAATATACTACTGATGTAGCTGGATATGCTGATGCAGGAAGTTGTCCACACGCACCAGCAGTACCAGCCGTAAAACCTGTGCTAGAAAAAGCACCACGAACATAAACAATATCTCCAACAATTCTATATTGTGGAACAGCACCCGATGCAACAAATCCTGAATTTATAGTTATATTTGTCCAGCTAGTGCTACCATAAATTGCCTTCCAAGCACCTGCATTATAAATATATAAAATATTATTTGTAGAATCCCAATGCATTGTGCCCTCAGGCCCAGAGTTAAGTGGTACACCACTGGGTGTTCCGGCTGAAGTTTGTAAATTTAACGCAAGTCTAGTATTTATAGCCGATACATTTGTATTTAGAGTTGCTATAGATGTTGTATGTGATGCAACAGTAGATACTGTTGTATCAAGGGCCGCAATTGCCGTATTTGTAGTGCTTGCCATAGTAGCAAAGACTGTTTCTAAGGGTGCAATTGCATCCCCAGAAGTTGGGTAGGTTATGCCTTTTGATGTGTTAGCTGCCATAGATTATATTATACCTTACTGAACTACTGAAACTATTAGATTATCGCCAGAAGTCGCCATAAGTGTAGATGCTGGAGAGGGAGTTATTGCATAATAGTCCATTCTAACTGAAATTATATGAGAACCCGCAGAAACTGGAATCAATTTAGTTACATTTATTGATCCTAAATCTTGAATAAAATCATTAACAACATTTTTGTATTTATATTTAGCTACAGTTTGATAATCTACTGCAATTCCATCAACAAAAATTGTTGCAGTAAAACCATAATAATTAGCCCCAGTAGCAGTCAAAAATTCAACCTGTGCAATACAATAACTAGAATAATTTATTAATAATTTTCTTGCTTTATTTAAATTAATATTAATATCTAGTTTTGACGTATCAGCTGTAAAAGAACCCGTTGATGAAGTAAAAGTTGCTTCATTACCTGAATCTAAATCTAACTCAGTAGAATATGTTACTAATTCTAGTTGATCTGCAAGAACAGCATTAATATTTTTTATGTTAGTTTGATCTGTTGCGCTATTTGCAAAATTATTTATACTATTTTTTTCAACAATATTTTTTAAAGTTTTTATTTGATCTTCAACTTCCCTACCCCAAGGAGAAGAAGCGGTAGGTAAATTATTTTTAGGAAAAAGCATTATACTCCAGTCGTTAATGGTATTATAGAAAATTCATTAAAAAACATTGATGTTGTTACTATAGAATTAAATTGTGTAAAAGTTTTACCAGAATTTATTGCATCAAAATCAGAAAAAGTTGCAGAATCTGTTGCATGCCAAGAAACACCATTTGCACTAAAGTCTACTGTATCTAATCTAAATTTATTTGAATTCTTTTTAAAAGACTTACCAATAGTAGATCCAAAAACAAAACCAGAAGCAGAAGAACCATTAGTATAAATATTTGGACCACAAACAGCTTGTGCTGCAGCCATACCAGCATTAGCTAAAGTAAAATCATCAATAATAAAAATATTATCTATTTCAGCAGCTGAAACGTTAGATGAATTTGCGCCGGTAATAAAAGTTGTTTTTATTTTTTTATAAAACATACCAGTACCAACAATATATAATGATGGATAATCAAATCCGCCACCTGAAGTTTCAACACCAACGCGATAAGGTGCAAATCCATATTTTATTCCAGTATTTTGCAATAAAGATTTATCTGCTGGTGCAGTAATAGTAATTTGTATTTCATTAGGGTTTTCAGTTAAAGCCACAACAAGACTTCCACCTTGAGCAATCCACTGTGCAGGCTGTATAGGCAAATTATCTGAACCAACAATAACATATTGACCATTACCAGAAGTTGATGGGTTATATGGCAATGGTGAAATAGTTGCAACACAATCAGGTTGTTTTATACTTGAAAGAGTTGCATCAATAGTAAAACGTTTTACAATAGTTTCACCAGCTTCAACTTGAAGAGAATCTGAAAAACTAGAAAGAAAAGCTTTTTTAGGATTACTATAATTTGAATCATAATAATTTATGTCATAAACAATAGCATTGCTTTTATATTCTGTGTTATATGAATAAACATCTATAGTTTCTGCCGCATTAAATGTTTCAACGCTTTGATTAAAATCTGACTGATAATCTTCAATAGTAAGAGTATTTGTAGATGCAGGCCTAAATCCTACTGTTGTTCCATTAAAATACATTTCAATAGAACTTCTATCTGTAGTATTATATGTAATTACTGAACAAAGCATTTTAAGATAATCCCAGACATTTCCAGACCATCCAATAAATTTTACCGATCTACCATTTAGGGCTGAATCAACTGTTGGAGTAACTCCACATAATCCACAATAATATGTTATTGCTGCTGAAAGTGTTCCATTAAAAGACGCAGCAGTTTTGATAACATTTAGTTTGTTTTGCACAGAATCACCAACAATAGTAGCAACACCGCCAGCATTGGTTGAAACGTTTTTTACATCAAACTGCACAGTACCATAAACATCATCAGTAAGGCTAGCAGTATTATTAATCATCAACTTTGTGTTAATTAGGCCAGCATCAGATGTTTCTTCAATAGCAGAAATGGTTACTTGACTAGATCCACCATTAATTGAACTTGGTTCTAAAGAAGTAATATCTTCTGAGTAAGAAAAAGAAATAATAGAATTATCTTTGATTTTTCCACTACCACTACTTGTTAGTTTAGTTGCCATTAGTCAACCTCAACAAATGTTGTTGATAAACCAACCTGACCACTATTTATAGCCGAACTATAATACTCAATTTCAACTGGTGAAGCAAACTGTAATGCTGATGTTCCTTTTCCGGGAATAAAAACTCCAGTAGTTGCACTAGCACTACTCAAAACTTGTGCAATAGCACCAACAATGCTAGATGTTCCTGAATTTGCGGTAAAAGTAATTCTAACCATACTATATGTATTTCCATTTACAACTAAATTTGTTCTAGTAGTTCCACCGGCAGCTAGGCTTGCAGGATATTCAATTGTTGCATCGGCAACATTTGTTGTTCTAAGATATTTTGTTACAGAAAATCCGGGAACGCTAGATGCAACTAAGCCAGAAGATGTTGCATGCCATCCAAAATGAAAATAATAAGAACTAGGAATAATAATATCTATATATTTTGTAGTACCAGAACCAGTATATGTTGCATACGTTTGAGGAAAATTATTTGCATAAACATTGTTAGTACCAGCAAGAGTGGTAACAGTTGGTGTAGTTGAATTTAATGTAGGCCAATCTTTACCAGTTAAACCCGGTGAAGCCCAGTGAGGTGGAAGCACATTTTTATCAATAGCATAAGGGTCAAGCCAATAAACATTTCCAGTACCATAAACTCCATCAGCAAAATCTTTTATAGTTTGAAGATTTTGTGTAAGATCAGTTCCATTTATAGGGCCAAGCCAATTAGGAGAAAATTTTCTTGATGCGCCATAAGAACGTTTAACAAAAGAACGACCATTTAGCAAGTCGATTGTAGAACTATAACCTGAAGAACCAGCAGTCATACCGCTTTGTGGTGCTGTAATCCAAGTTTGAAAATTTGCATTACCAAAATAAATTTTACCTGCCATTAGTTTTTACCTCTCTGAGCTAAAAGAACATTTCCAGCATTGGCTGACTGCGCTATCCTAGTGTTCTCCGTATAAAGATTTACTGGGCGATCAATTGCTTCACGAAGAAGAGCACGATCAGCAGGCGATAGATATACAATATTACTTCCAGAAGATGATGTTGTTGAAACCATTGCAGAAGCTGGCATTGTTAGGCCTTGCTGATTGTTTAATGCATTTAGGAAGCCAACACCTACACGACTTACTGCAGCAGCTTTTACAACATATTCTCCATTAGATAGATTAGCTCTAATGCTATCGCTAGTTGCATTTCCGGGGCCAGTAACTAATCCACCAGTAGCAAAACCAGTTCCATATTTTTTTTCAAAAGCAGTAACAATATCTGTTAATGATGTAGGAATTGTAATATGTGCTGCTTTATCAAATTTTATAGTAGATTTAGCTGATTTATAGGCATCAATTTCATCTTGAGTAACAGTTGAAACAGTAATAATATGTTTCTGTGCTTTATCCCAAGCAGTCCAATCAGGATTTAAAAGTTTTGTTGTAATTGAAAGACTTGCATTATCAGTTTTCCATTTATGTAAGGCAGCATCAGCTCCAGTGAAACCTAGATAAACATCCATTGAGACATCAAGTTTGTCTGATGTTCCCTTTACAATAGAAATAAAGTCATCAAATGATGATGAATAAGTTTCAAGTTCTTTAGAGTTATACCCAAGAGCCTTACCTTGATTCATAAAATCTGTTTTTAAGCTTTCCGCACTTGCAACAAGGGTATCAGTATCTTTGCTAGTCATTTTTAAAGTAGTTAGATAATCTAAGCTAGAAGTCACTAAACCTTGCATAGTTTGACGATTTCTAATTGCAGCATCAGTATTACCCGTCAGTGCACGACTAGCATCATCTGTAGCGGATGCTTGATCTGTTGTGTTTTGTGTTATCTTATCTTTATTAGCGGCAAGTTCGGCTTGAATAGCATTAGCACGAAGAGTATCACCATACTTTTGTGCAATAGTTAATTGATATTGAAGAATTGAACGATCTGCAACAAGACCTTTCATAGTTGTTTTTAGTTCAAGTAAGTTTTTGTTTGCAGCCTTAAAATCATCTGCAACCTTTTTCCATCCAGTATGTAAAACGTCTGCAGCATTTTGTGCTGCATAACGCCAGTCAAAGGCGGTTTTTAGTTTTGTTTGAACTTCAGCAATATAGTCCCAAATGGTTCTTGCTTTTTTAAGTGTTTCAGTTGTTGTAATAAATTTTTCTGGTGCATCACCAAGAGCCTTTAGTTTATCTGCAGTTGATACTACAGCATTACCTAGAAGATATGCTTCAGCTGCTGAACCAATTAATGCTTCATTAAATCTAGTAAGTGCTGAATTTCCACCCATACCAGCTGCACTTAATATACCTAATTTAACGCTAAGACCACCAGTTATGCTAGAGGAAACACCAGATGCTTTGGCATTTTCAATTAATGATGTATAGTAATCATCTAATGATTTTTTACCTTTTTTAGCAGCATTATTTGCACCATCAAAACTAAAACCAACAGCTTTAAGTTGTTTTACTGTTTCAGTGTCTGTTGCTAAATCTTTAAAGTTTCCACTATTAAGTATTTGGTTTCTTATCCATGCATCATAATTTTCACCAAGAATAACAGTTTGTTGTTGAATTGCATCACTTGCACTATTTACACCATCAGTTAATCCACTACCAAGAATTTCAGCATATCCATTAGCTGCATCTCTAGCTTGTTTAGCGGCTTCAGTATTACTTTCAACATCAACAGTCATACCATTTAAAGCACCTGATGCTATAGCGGCACTAATAGCCGTTACGCTACCATATTGTTCCATAGCAGCCGTAAAGTCTGAAGTTACAGCATCTTGTAATCCAGCAAAACCACCAAGAGATTCTTCTGCTTTACGAGCATAATATGCAGTTGAGTCAGTTGCTTTTTGCCAAGCATCACCTAATGCACCAACGACCTCAATTGCAGCATAAATAGCAGCAATCCAAACAACTGCTTTACCTGCAACACTTAAAGCTTTCATTGCAATGCTAGCTTTAGTAATTCCACCTGCGGCAGCATTTCCAGCTACTGTTGCACCTTCTAAAGCAACTATCTCTGCTTCTGTAGTAGCTATAGCTCCTTCTTCAGCAATAATAAGTCCTTCTTCAGCAAGAATAAGTGCTTCTATTGATCCTGTTTTTGCTTGAACAGCAGCAGTATCTATTTCCATTGCTGTTGCATATGCCATCATTGTTGCTTTAGAAATAGCGACAATAGCATTGATAGCTGCAATAGCAGCAACTAAACCAAGTGCAACTGTAGTCATAGTTAAAATAACTTTTCCAAAAGGATTTCTAGCAAAAGAATTTAATTGATCAATAACTTTTCCGACAATATCAAGAAGGAATTTGATTCCGGGAAAAGATGCATCTCCAGCACTAGCTAAAAAGTTATTCCATTGATTTTGAATAATAGTTAGTTTTGCTGAAACAGTTTCTTGAATTTGTCCGTATGCAGCAGATAGGAAGATTCCTTCGCTAAATCCTTTATTTGCGTTAGCAATTCCTTCAGCATAAACGTTATAGTTATCTCCAAGTTTTTGAATAGTTTGAATATCACGAACGTTATGGATACCAAGACCACGAAGCACAGTATCAAGGTTCTGTCCTTTATCGCTCATTCCTTGAAGTCCAGATAAGAATTTATCAAATGCTACTTGACCATTCTTAGTCCATTCACTAGAGAATTTTTTAGCTGAAAGACCAGCAACAGATGCATAGGCACTAAGTTTAGTTCCACCCTCACCGACAGCTTGGTTGATAAGTGCAAAAGTTCTAATAATAGATCCACGAGCAGCTTCAGGAGCAATACCTAGAGATGAAAGTGCAGTTGCAAGACCAACAACTTCAGGTGCAGTAAACTTAGCCATTTTAGCTGTAGTAGCAATTTCTTTTGTTACGGAAAGAATCTGTGCTTCAGTAGCAACAGCTTTTACACCGGCATAAGCAATAGATGATCCAAGTTGGTTATAGTCAATTTGTTCACCAGCACTAGATAAAAGTTCACCAATACGACCAAAGCTAAGTGCGGCACTTTCAATTCCAACACCAGTAATAGATGAGAACTGTGCGACTGCTTTAGAGAAGCTAACAAGTTTTCCTTGTGCAATACCAAGTTGGTTACCAATAGTAGCAATTTCTGTAATACCTGAGAATGATACAGGAATTTGGGTTGCAAGTTCAGTCAATGAATATTTCATTGCTCTGGCAGCTTCACCAATTTTTACGCTTTGAAATTCTGTTGTTCTTGCAACGTTTACGAAAGATCTTTCGTATTCTGCTGCTGTGCCGATCATTGCTTTTAGTGCATCTACAGCAATTCGTTCAATTTGTTTGTATGCTGCAGCAACGTCATATAGGGCATATCTTGCTCTAGCAGAGTTTTTTACAACACTATCTGCCATCTGCTTGCCAGCCTGCTGATTTGCGGCCTCCTGACGGGCTGGAACGCCACTAGGAGTCCCTGTAGCACCACCCATAGGCATAGGTTGGGCTAGCTTCTTTTTGAGGCCATCTACAGCATTCTCAGCCCTTTTTATAGATGCAAGAAATTCCGAAACATCAAGTGTGAGTTTCGCATCAAAATTCAGTGCCACAGATACCGCCTATAGATTGCCTTATACTATTCTACAACATCATTTTCAATTAGACCCTTATAAAATTGCATCCTACTAGGCATCTCACTATTATCATAGGTATAAGCCTCAATGTATGGAAACTGTCCATGTTTTTTCTTTTGATCTTTTTTCTTTTCTTGAGTTTCTTCCCATTTATCAAATTCAAGTTTTGCATAGCAAACAGCAGTCTTTATCTTAAATCCAACATTATTTGCATTTTCATTTCTGCACACCCAGATAGGATTACCGCAATGAGAGCAGGTTTCTTCTTCAAGAATCTCCATAGCCTCTATAAGAAGAAAATCTAATGCAATCCAAGGATTTGTTGGCTGCTCATGAAATAGCATTGCAACTGGTCTAATCCCAACTTTGATAGCCGCCTTTATCTTAGTGATGTATTGGCGATTGTGCTTCCAAGTTAGGACTTCGGTAAAAAACCTGCATCAGTTAGTCCTTTAAAATATGCACTAGCAAGGGTTAGTTGCTGCATCTTTTCAACAATAAGTTCCCAGACTTCTTTAGGAAGATACTTACGAAGTTCAGCAATATCTTGCTGACTAAACTTTTTCTCATCTTCATCACCATTAGCATTAACAATTTTTACAAGATTTTCCGCAACAAGTGATGTAGTCCAATAACGAATCCAATCTTCGCTTTCATCACTCTGACCAAAACTATTCTTAGCAGTTGGATAAGCTTTATTACAAAGTTCAGTAATACGTTCAATAATTTCTTGATTCACACCACGAAGATGAAATACCACTTTTGATTCCATAATCTTTTTTGCAAGATCATTAGCTTCAACTTCTAAAGCATCATATTCTTTACCTGCAGGAGTATTTGAAAGTTTTTCATTTAAAAATGTTAGTTGATATGCTGCATCAACATCTAAGTATGCAGTTACAGTATCTTGTGGGTATGCACGATCTTTAGCAAAAGCCGTAATATCAAATGTGCCTTTTTCTTGTGCTTGCTCAACAAGTTTTAGTGTGTCTTGAACTACTTGTTCATTTATTTCATCCATTTTTATCCTTTAATTTTATCCCATTAATGTTGTGAAAGGTTGGGGAAGGGAAAATGGGCGTAAAACCCTTCCCCAACCAGTTTGTTATGCGACTGCTACGTTTACTCCGACAAGACCCTGTGGCATGAAGTTAACCATGAACTTCATTGAATCTTCACCTTCGGTGTTATCCATAACTGCGTCAGCAGTGAACTTGAATACAGAAACAACATCAGTTGCAATTAGCGCAGATGATGCAGTTTTTCCAACTCTAGTAACTAACCATCCATTAGGGCGAGCATTAGTTGCTGCTTTGAATGTATCAAATGCTAGTGAGTATGAGCTAGTGAAAGTAATGTTTCCAGATACTGCACCTGCGTTAGCTACGCTAACAGTAATAGCACCAGTACTTGTATTGATACCAGTAACAACTGCATTAGTTCCAACGTTAGTTCCAGAAACCTTCATACCAAGTTCAACTTTTAGAGCATCAGTAGATGTAGTTAGAGTAATTACAAATAATGCGCTAGTGCCAGTTCCAGCATAAGAACCTGTAGGGAACTTAGGGCGGAAGAATGTTAGAGCACCAGAGAACTGTGCAAAACCACGAATCTTAGAGTTTGTTTTATCAATAATGCTTTTGTCATCAATTTTGTTTGACTCGGTAGCACCAAGAGTATAACCATCCCAAGCGATAGCTTCAGTAAGGTTTACTGATCCTGCACCATTGATAATTGCCGCAGTAGGAGCTGTAATAAAAGTACTATCGCTGGTAACAGAAGCTGCTGGAATCCACCATACAGCAATGTTTCCATTTGATTGCATTTTAGTTCCAGTAGGTCTAGCAGTAGAATCAGTAACAGTTCCCCAAGGACCTGAACCTAAACTTCCTGCAGCAACAGTAGTATTTACTGCAACTTCACCAGACTGAATAAAACGGCCACCGACACGGATCATTTCACCATCAGCAACTAGATCATCTGCAAAGTCAGTGGTTACACCAAAAACGCTAATGTTATCGCCAAGAGCAAAAGCTGCGTTGTGAGCCTTGCCTGTTCTTTTAATAATGTAATACTTTGTTCCAACAGCAGCATCTGCAACAAGAGTCTTAAACTTATTAAAGTAAGAATCTGCAGCTGTAGCTGAATCACGGAAACCATCAAGTGAAACCTCATAGTTATAAGTGGTTGGAGTTGAAACCTGTGCATTGTCAACAACAGAAAGTGAACTGTCGCTATCTGAATCTGTAAGATTTAGTGTATAAGCATCAGTAACTGCAGGTGAAATGTTGAATACCTTAGTTAAGTCTGAAACTTGTGCAAGGGTTGGTTGCCAACCCGATGCGGTAATATCTGCGTTGGCAAAAGCATCGGCAGAAGCGATGTAAATGCCTACGTTGGGGCGGAGAAGTTTGCTTGGCATCTTCTATTCCTGTTCGTTAGTAGTTTCAACAACTTCAGGTTCTTCAACCTGTAATTGCCTTTTTATGGATACGGGTGCAACTTCTTGTTCAACAGCAACAATTTCTGCACCCAAGATTGGGTGGTTGAGGTAGTGATCTGGCACTAAGTCAATAACGTTTGTTTTTGTGTTTCTAATTAATGTAGCCAAAATAGTCCTTTCAAACCATTATTATAATACCACAGTATTCACTGTGAAGATGAATGATACTTCTGAAATGTATTTCTTTGGGACAGCAGAACTGTCTAATTGTGTATAGTTTGTACCGCCAACAAGCCTTAGTTCTCCGGCATCAGTAGGGATAAATCCAGTTAGTTTATCTCGTACAAGGTTGGCCACCTGTCTGGCAGATCTTTGGGTTGGACCCACACACTCTACAACACAAAAACTTGTTCCTGTATTATATCTTGTTGATAGTATTCCTTTGCCATTTGACGATTCTTGCATATCGCTATACACTGCAACAACATATGGCAAAAACAAGCCATTAGCACCCATTTTTATTTTTGTATCTTCTGGCACAGAGATATCATAAACATCTTGATTTAGCTCATTAAGCTTTGTAGTAATCTGGTCATGTACTGCTAATAGATCTAAACTCAAAATACTTCCTGACTACTAGCCGATGATTTGAAACCAAGACGTTTCATTTCTGAAATAAAATCATTTACACCCTTATTATAAGCACCTAAAACTCTAATTGTGCTTTTTCCACCACCATCTTCTGCCATATTCAATAAGCCCATACCAATACCGCTAGGTTTACCATAAGCACTATGCCAATAGCCACCAGTATCTTGATCTAAGAAATAGGTTTGCTGATTTTTGACCCAACCAAATTTTGTAACAATTTTTTGTCCACTAGCAGCAGGTGCAGTAGAACCGACAGCATCAAGCATTGCCCTAGAAGTTATACGAGCACCATCAGTTCCAGCAGCATCATTTTTTCTAATATGCCATCTAGTTCCAGTAGGGCTTCCAGCCTCAATAAACTGCTTCATATAGTTTGCACCGGACTCAGAACCAACCTTCAAAGCACCAGCACTCAAAGTAATAACTTGTGTAGTTATATTTTTTGTATATACAGGAAATTCTTCTATTTTAGGCATTAGGATCTGATTCCATATCTACCTCAGCAATAATAGTTCTTTGCCAAGGATTAGAACTATTCATAACAGATCTAACAATATATGAGAAAGTTTTTAGAGTAGCATCATATGGGCTAGTATTTACAATAATATAATTTCCGGGACGAAGATCAGCTATAGGTGCTGTAGCACCAGCAACAGTATTTTTATTGAAATCAATCTGGATCTCTACTTCACGAATATTAGTAGGATTAGTTTTAGCAGAATGATTAGAACCTCTAACTAAAGGTTGAATTCTAGCCTTACCAGACCAAATAGCAGTATCTGATGTAGTCCAAACATTTGTTGTAGCATTATAAGTTCTTGCACCAAGGTTTTCATTATAGATAGTTATGTCGCATACCTGTAAACCAGTAGCTACTGATCTATGATGGCCTATCCAGCGAGAATCTAATATGCTTCTAGTGTTCAAACCCATATTTAATCCAAATCTTGAATATAATAGCCTTGAGTATAGTATGTTCCACTATATGGATAATCACTTTTTCTTGAATATTCAACAATAGAGAAAGCGTCTGCACTATCATCTTCATCAGCTTCTTTTTTCAACATATCTGCTTGTGCTCTAAGTTCTGCACCCAATTTTGCACCATCAGTGCTAAGATCATCGGTTTTGATAACCTTGCTTATAAGGGCTTCAGAGGTCGCTAGGGCAAGTTTAGCTGCAGCCGCAGCTCTCTTCACATTATTGGTGTAAAGGGCTAGAAAAGCCTGTATTTGATTATCATTGAAGATGTATTCAGAGGGCTCAAGAGGATCGACTGGATTATCTAAAACTTCTGTATCTGGAATAAGAAGTCTTGTTTGGCCAATGGCTGTAGAGTAGTCTGGGGGAATAATATCTGACATAAATCTATTCTACCCTATCCTTTAAAAATTATTGATATGGGCAGGGCTAAGAGGATGAATAAGAGTTGTCATGATACAACCGTCATGTTACCTAAGCCAGAGGATGAATCATCTACCTTGACAACCCTGAACTTGCTGTTAGCAGAAATAAAAAATGGATTGTCTGTTAGTGCCG